TCGCAAGGGTCGGCAACAATCCATTCTACCAGTTCAACGCCACTTTCTTCATAAAGTGCGCGGCTCGCCGAAGCAACTGCGCGGCTCATTTCTGTTTGAGCAATTGCCAATGCGCGTTCAGAATCATCAAAAAAGTCCGACAAATCAACTTCACTTGGCGGCAAACCCTGTGCCAAAGCAGTTGCCAATCGTGTGCCAATTCTGTCTAACGTAGTGCGATTAATGCCTTGAATCGTTACGCCGCGATTATCTAATAGCGTAGAAAGACCGCGTGGCTTACTGACTAGCAACGCCGCTGGTTTATTGCCAGCCTTCCAGTTACTCCAATTTATGCCTACTGCTCGCTGTAACTGTTGTTTAGTTGGCGCCTTATCTATCTTGGCTTTGGCGATTGAGTTCATTGCTATGTCATCGCCAAGTGCGTACGATTCTAAATAAAGAGTACGTAAAGCGGCCATAAGTGGTTCACTATTTACGCGAACGTTTGTGCGCGCCCATTGACGTGCTTGTTCCGTTGTCATTGATTCGGCATTTGGGTGTGCGCTCGCCCAATCTTCTTGAACGGCGGAAATATTAACGCTTTCGCGTAACGCTTGCCTAATTAATTTGGCGCGCCGTGCCGCTAGCCGTACTTTTGCGCCGTTCTTCTGACGCCACGCCTGACTAGCCATAATTAAGCCAAGTAACGCTCGGCATACCACCGCGCGCTGTCGTAATCTTTAATGCCAATAAATTTATTTAACACTTCGGCATAGACCACAGGCACTTCACGGAAATTAAATGGGCGTGTCGGCGATTTCTTTAGCCAACGCATAAACATTTTTAATTCTTCTTGCGCTTTTGCGCCTTCGTCTTCTTCTTCGGGCTTATCTTCAACGTTAGGCACAGGCGTTTCTGAACCGCCGCCTACATCGCCGCCTGATTCAATAGCAATTGGGTCCTCTAATGGCGCTTCAATGCCGCCTAGTGCGCTATCAAATGCCACAATGCCATTTTCTGTTACAAAGTAAGCGCCAGTTCCTGCCACAATAATTGGCATATCGGCTTCGGGTGATTCAATAAGCGGCATTCCTGCGCGGCTTCTTGATTCGTTAAGTGTTAAATTGCCTGATTTAATTTCAATGTCACGTGTGCGCGCAATTGCTTCTAAATCTTGGCGACCTGATTCCATAAACTTAAATTCAAGTTCGCGTGGCATACCCAAGTACGTATAGGACAAGTGGCTCAACATACGTCCAACCCAGTTAGCCAATGGAATTGCGCCGATAACTTCTGACGATTCGGCTTGACCTAATTGGAATCCGCCGCCGCCCAAGCCGCCTTTAGGGTTAAAGCCGATTTCAGATGGCATAACGCCGTAGTGACCGCAAATACTATTAACCAAATACTCGTCTAACGTATCTTTAAAGCGTTCGCCGTATCCCTCAAACTGAACTGGTTCCATTCCAGTTGGCAAAAGACGTACGCGTTTGCGTTGTTCTGTTTGTCCAGCCAAATCATCATTAAAAATGTTTTCATAAGCGCGAAGCAAATCAGGATTGTTGCCAAAGTTGGCGTCCGTTTTCATAAGCAATTCAGGCGTAACGCCATCTGTATATTCGGCACGTAGCCATTGCTGACGGCGCAAATAAATATCCGCGAGCGCAAGTGCGCGTTCTGTTGGCGAATAGCCATAAACTGTCATTGTTCGGCGATTGCGAATCAAATAGGACATTTCATCTGACGTAAATTCGCCATCTGCGCCTTCATTGCCATCAGACGCCGCAAATTCGCTACGTGGGAATCCAAAAAGAATCTGCTGAAAGGCTGGATAAGGCGCCTGTGGGCGCATACCGCGGTCATCAATAAGTGGCTTAATAGTTGAGCCGTCTAGTATCTGTAAGCCGAGCAAATCGCCGCCTACTGATGGTTGAGGCCAAACTGCCCACGCGTCTAGCACCAAAATTTCTTCTAGTGCGATATTAAGCCAATCGGTAAATAAAAGTCCGTTAGTTGGGTCGGGCTGTTCCCAAAATTCTCTAAGGCGGCTAATTTCTTCCGTGTATCTGTCACGTGCCACAGACATAGCGCGAACGTGATTGCCGCCAATTTCAGTAATAATTTTTTCGGCTGAATCTTCTGCCAAAACAATATCCCACTCTAGGCCCGCAATCTTTGCCTTTAATACTTCAATACAACGGCGCAAAATATCTATCTGGTCAGAAGCGGCACGTAATGTGGCAAATGGAACAAGTTTTGTTGCTGTGATATTAATATTCTGAGCAACTTGAAATTCATATCGGCGTGGGTCAGGTCGTCCGCTATCTGCGCGTGGCGGATTAATTGCGCCCGGAATAATTGGCATACCAGGCGCAAATGGAACGCCTGAAACCATTGGGTCACGTGGAAGCGCAACAGATTGCCCGTAAGTAGTTTGATTTGCGGCGTTGCGCATATCCATTTCGGTCATTGTTACTGCGCCAGCAGGTAAGCGTGGACCCTTAACTATTTCGGCGGCTACTTTTTCGGCAATACGGTCTATTAGACCCATATTCTCTCCCCTTTAATTAGCCTTGAACAACTACCCGATATTGGTTAGATGTTGGCGCAACTGAGAATAGCAAAGTAATTGTGTTTGTAGTTGCGTGGTTTACATCGCAGATTACTTCGGCATATGGCGAAGAATTGTCATAGACAGTTACTTGCACATCTTTAGTGCCTAAATTGTGCGTGATTGTGTAAGAAGTGGCAGAGCCATCGCCTACATCTGCGCCATACTTACGAACAACAACTGCCGTATCAATGGCAACTGTATTTGTAAGAACAGAAATACCAAGCCCTGCGCCTACTGCCAAATCAGTTGTGAGATTTAAGCCTGATGTAGTGGCAAGTTTGATTGCCGCGCCACTTGCGCCAGTTTCTAAACCTTTGCCGCTTTGAGGCGCAAAAGAAAATACAGAACCAGTAAGAAGAACGCCGTTATTTGCTGTGTATGTGCCAGCGCCACTAAATTGCGCCCAAACAATATTAGTAGAGCCTAAAGTTACTGGCGCGTTATTGGTACAAACCCAGCCAGTATCGGCATTAACTGTGCCTTGCTCTACAAATACATAAGCACTTGGAAATTCTGAACCCAAATCCATATCTGTTGAACGTGTTGGCGCGCCGCTGGCATTAACTGTGTAAATGCCGTTTGCTGTTGCGTCTGTTTGATTCTTAATAAGAATACGATTTCCAGTTGCCAATGTAACGCCGTCAATTACTGAACCATCATCAAACGCAGTTGCCAATGTTCCATCAGTTGTTGTTGCCGCTACTACCGAAGCCTTTGTATCTAAGCCTTGCGCAACTGAATCTACATAGCCTTTATTTGCGGCGTCACCATCTGCCGTTGGTGTGCCAACAGATGTAAGTTTAAATCCAGCCATTGATAAATCAGCGGCTGGCGTAAATGCGTGAGTGTGGTCCTCTTTAGATGGCGTTGCGGCTGAACCAGCAGAGCCAGTTACGCCAGCAATTGCGTTTGGCGTTGCTGTGCCTAATGATGGCGTTCCGTGTGTGTGGTCGGCACGTGCGTAGTTAGTAGATGAACCATTTCCGCTAGTTAATCCATAAGATGTTTCCGCAGTTACTGTGCCAAAGGCGTTAGTTTGTTGCCAAGCAGAGCCGTTTGAATAATAAAATAAATAATTATCTGTTGCGTAATAGATAGTGCCGCTATCTACTGTTGCGGCGGCTGGTCGCGCGGCTAATGTGCCTGATACAACAGCGTTGCCTGCTACTTCCCAACGTGTGCCGTTGTAAATATAAAGTTGATTATCACTTGTGTTGTAATAAACCTGACCTGCTAATGGCGTAGATGGCGCAGAAGCAAGATTTTGGATTACAGCATTTTGTAATTCGTTTTTGTTTAAGTCAATACTGACTAGAAATTTGCGGCTCATTGTTTTCTCCTATATCACATACGCCGTGCCAGTAAAGGCACTCGTAAAGGTTATCACCATTTGGTTTGTTGTTGGGTAACTAAATGTGCCTTCACATTGTGTTCCTGCCGAATCTAAAACAACCGCAGTTGGCTGACCGCCAAGCCCGTGATTGATTGTCCAAACGGCACTAGATGTTGATTGCGTGTGCGTATAAAAAACGGAAGCAGGGTCGCCGCTTGCGCCTTGTGGGCCTGGTGCCGTTACTATGACAGTTGGAATAACTGGCTGAACAACAATTAAATCATCACTCATCTTGTTATCTCCGCACTCACTAGAATTTGCCCTTGTACGATTCTTGTTACTACGCCACTTGCTGTATTGGTTACTTCAAGGTCATAATAGTAGTAACCCTCATCAATAGCACGTGTTTGCGTGGCTGTTGCGGTCACGGCAATATTGCCAGTTAGAGCCGTCAAAGTAATGCCGCCATTTGCCGTTGTCAGCGTAAGTGCCGCTGTTGCGTCAGTTGGAAGCGAGCGCAACTGTAATGCCGCCGTACAACCCGTTAGATTTACAGGCACATAAGCCACGCCGCCTGATATGTAAGTGCCAGTTGCGCTGTTTGTAACTGTAAATTGCGTTGAACTGCGTGTGGCAATAGCCACGTTTGTTAAGTTGTATTGACTTGGAATAACGCCTGTAATGGAAACTAATTGAGCAACTGAGAAAGCCTGTGCGGCTGTTGTATATGTGACAGTTGTGCCGTTTGCTGTTATGTTTGTAATTGTAACTGGCTGATTGTAAATAAAATTAATGTTCCAATCGGCGCCTTGGTCAATCGTGGTGTTATATGTGATTGCCATTATTCCCCTAACTTACCGCCACATCTTGAACATATTGTGGCATTTTTATTTGCTGGCATACTACATTTTAAGCAGAACTTTGCCAACGCCGCGAGCGCAATCATACTTGAACCGCCGCTGTTTAACTCTGTAAGTGCCCACACCAGCGCGTCTAATCTATCAGGCGATTCATTGCTTAATGGCGTCCATTCGCACATTTGATTCTCTAATTCCTCAAAATAGCCAACGTGATGAACTCTGCCTTGTTCGTACAGCGCACTAATTGGCTCGGCGCGCAATTGTTTGCCTCTTGTGGCTGTTACTTTCTTAACTGGCACAGATACATCAATTTGCTTTAAAACCAAAATGACCATATCGCCGCCGTTATTTGTTTCAGCAATAATCTTGTCCGCGTTTAGTTCGTGATACAGATTAACTGCTTGGCGCGCCCACGTATCAGGCGTTGCGCGTAACGTTTTATCCGATAACACGTAATAGTTGCCTGTATGGTCAATTCCAGCCGCCACAATGCCTGTTTCATCTGACGTAGTGTTACTTGTAACGGCAGGGTCAATCGCCACAACTATACGAACCATTGGCGGCGCCGCTGTAACGCGTGCTTCTTCAATCATCTGCCGCGTCCATAAAGCGCCTTCTACGTCATCTAGTATTTCGCCGTATAACTCTTGCCGTCCAAGCCGTGTGTTCTCGTAACGCAATTTGAGTTCAGCAAGTGCGCTCGCGGCTAAGTTGGCGGAATTATCAAACGTTGAGCCACGCACTACGCGTACGCCATCACGTGTAATTAAGTCTTTAATTAACTTAGTTGGGCGTGGCGTTGTTGTAACAATTGTTTGTGAGTGTTCGCCAAGGCGCAAGCCAAATTGGTATTGGTCCCACGCTTCGGGGTGCTTGAACGCCGCTAACTCATCAAACCAACCCCCGTGAAATTGTGGCCCACGAAATCTGTCGGGTTCTTCGCCACTAAATAACTTAATGCGTGTGCCGTTAGTTAGAAAGATTTCGCCAATACTTCTGTTGTAATCCTTTAATGTGCCGTATTCGCGCAACACGCGCACAATGCCCGATTCGCCTTCTGCGCACGTATCGCGCACATCGCCATATGTAGGCGCGGCAATAGCCCATCTAGTCTTTGGATTGCTACTAGCCTGCCACGCAAGCCATTCAGCCGCTGTTCTAGTCTTGCCAGCGCCACGTCCTGCCAAATAAACCCAAGTAGTCCAAGATTTATCGTTAGTTGGTAATTGTTCCGTTCTCGCCAGTTGATGGCTCCATCTGACGTGGCGGCTCGCTATCAAGGAGAGCGACAAGTCGTGCGACTTCGGAATCAATTGTTGTGCTGTCATAATTAGTTACCTCTATCTGCGCCTTTGTTGGCATATCTAAGCCAAGCAATTTGGCTCGCCTTTCCATAATACGTACTAACGCTTGAACGCCACGCGCTCTATCTTCTGGCGTTGCGCCGTTAATAATGTCGCCCCATATTGCCGCCTGAGCAATATCAAGTCTGTCCATCTCAACGTTGCGCGTTTCCGCCACTTCTGAATACACAATGCGATTACAAGCCGTTTGATAAGCCTTGTACGCGCCGCTGGCGCTCGCATAGCCAAGCCGTGTAGCGATTAGGTCAAACGTGAAGCCGCCGCGCCGCATTTCAAGCACTTTGGCTTCTTTCTCTAACGTGGCAGGATTTAGTTTGCTTTTCTTAGCCGCCATTAGTCAGCCTTTCTTAATAACGCCGTTACTACATACAAAATAGATAAGCCGTGTAATGTTTCTTTGTAACTAAGTGCGTATATATCGCCAGCAAGTAGCATTACAAACCAAGCAACAGCAAGAACGCCAATTGCCGCACTAATAAAGCCAGTTAAGTATTTCA